CCCCCCCCCCACTTGCAACCGTTTTCGGTTGCCCTTACATACACTTACCTCAAATTTGTTATAACGTGTTTTGTACTAATCCCATATGTTGTGTGCCAAGGTACATATTGCCCTGCCAAGTATCTTGCCAACAACACACCTGGCGCCAGGGCGCGGTATTGCATGACTAATGTACAATAAACCTGTCGGTTTGTACAATGTTGTGGATTGCAGCCAAAGGTTAAAAGCATTTTTGGCTTCTAGCTGAACATTTTTGTACCCTTAGTATATTATGCACAATACCCACAAAATGAGTAACCTAAGGTCACACACCTGCAACCGGTTTCGGTTACCCACACCCTACATATTTCCTTCTTATACTTAATAACAATCTTAGTTTAAAAAAGAGGAGGGACCGAAAACGGTTCAACCGAAAACGGTTATATATAAACCAGCCCAAAAAATTAGCAGACGAGGCATTATGGAAAGTAAAGATGCCTCCACGTCTGCAACATCCATAGACCAGTTGTGCAAGACGTTTAATCTTTCTTTGCACACTCTGCAAATTCAGTGCGTGTTTTGCAGGAATGCACTGACCACCGCAGAGATATATGCATATGCCTATAAGAACCTAAAGGTTGTGTGGCGAGACAACTTTCCCTTTGCAGCGTGTGCCTGTTGCTTAGAACTGCAAGGGAAAATTAACCAATATAGACACTTTAATTATGCTGCATATGCACCTACAGTAGAAGAAGAAACTAATGAAGATATTTTAAAAGTGTTAATTCGTTGTTACCTGTGTCACAAGCCGTTGTGTGAAATAGAAAAACTAAAGCACATATTGGGAAAGGCACGCTTCATAAAACTAAATAACCAGTGGAAGGGTCGTTGCTTACACTGCTGGACAACATGCATGGAAGACTTGTTACCCTAAAGGATATAGTACTAGACCTGCAGCCTCCTGACCCTGTAGGGTTACATTGCTATGAGCAATTAGAAGACAGCTCAGAAGATGAGGTGGACAAGGTGGACAAACAAGACTCACAACCTTTAACACAACATTACCAAATACTGACCTGTTGCTGTGGATGTGACAGCAACGTCCGACTGGTTGTGGAGTGCACAGACGGAGACATCAGACAACTACAAGACCTTTTGCTGGGCACACTAAATATTGTGTGTCCCATCTGCGCACCAAAACCATAACAAGGATGGCGGACGATTCAGGTACAGAAAATGAGGGGTCGGGGTGTACAGGATGGTTTATGGTAGAAGCCATAGTAGAGCACACTACAGGTACACAAATATCAGAAGATGAGGAAGAGGAGGTGGAGGACAGTGGGTATGACATGGTGGACTTTATTGATGACAGGCATATTACACAAAATTCTGTGGAAGCACAGGCATTGTTTAATAGGCAGGAGGCGGATGCTGATTATGCGACTGTGCAGGACCTAAAACGAAAGTATTTAGGCAGTCCATATGTAAGTCCTATAAGCAATGTAGCTAATGCAGTAGAAAGTGAGATAAGTCCACGGTTAGACGCCATTAAACTTACAACACAGCCAAAAAAGGTAAAGCGACGGCTGTTTGAAACACGGGAATTAACGGACAGTGGATATGGCTATTCTGAAGTGGAAGCTGCAACGCAGGTAGAGAAACATGGCGACCCGGAAAATGGGGGAGATGGTCAGGAAAGGGACACAGGGAGGGACATAGAGGGTGAGGGGGTGGAACATAGAGAGGCGGAAGCAGTAGACGACAGCACCCGAGAGCATGCAGACACATCAGGAATATTAGAATTACTAAAATGTAAGGATATACGATCTACATTACATGGTAAGTTTAAAGACTGCTTTGGGCTGTCATTTGTTGATTTAATTAGGCCATTTAAAAGTGATAGAACCACATGTGCCGATTGGGTGGTTGCAGGATTTGGTATACATCATAGCATAGCAGATGCATTTCAAAAGTTAATTGAGCCATTAAGTTTATATGCACATATACAATGGCTTACAAATGCATGGGGAATGGTACTATTAGTATTAATAAGGTTTAAAGTAAATAAGAGCAGATGTACCGTGGCACGTACATTAGGTACGTTATTAAATATACCTGAAAATCACATGTTAATTGAGCCTCCTAAAATACAAAGTGGCGTAGCAGCCCTGTATTGGTTTAGGACAGGCATTTCAAATGCAAGTACAGTTATAGGGGAGGCGCCGGAATGGATAACGCGCCAGACCGTTATTGAACATAGTTTGGCTGACAGTCAATTTAAATTAACTGAAATGGTGCAGTGGGCATATGATAATGATATTTGTGAAGAAAGTGAGATAGCATTTGAATATGCACAGCGTGGAGACTTTGACTCCAATGCAAGGGCCTTTTTAAATAGTAATATGCAGGCTAAATATGTAAAAGATTGTGCAATTATGTGCAGACATTATAAACATGCAGAAATGAAAAAGATGTCTATTAAACAATGGATTAAGTATAGGGGTACTAAAGTTGACAGTGTAGGTAACTGGAAGCCAATTGTGCAGTTTCTAAGACATCAAAACATAGAATTTATTCCATTTTTAAGCAAACTAAAATTATGGCTGCACGGAACGCCCAAAAAAAATTGTATAGCCATTGTAGGGCCACCTGACACTGGGAAGTCGTGCTTTTGCATGAGTTTAATTAAGTTTTTGGGGGGAACAGTTATTAGTTATGTTAATTCCTGCAGCCATTTCTGGCTACAGCCACTAACGGATGCAAAAGTGGCATTATTGGATGATGCCACACAACCATGTTGGACATATATGGATACATATATGAGAAACCTATTAGATGGTAATCCTATGAGCATAGATAGAAAACATAGAGCATTAACATTAATTAAGTGTCCACCGCTACTGGTTACATCAAATATAGACATTAGCAAAGAGGAGAAATACAAATATTTACATAGTAGGGTTACCACATTTACATTTCCAAATCCATTCCCCTTTGACAGAAATGGGAATGCAGTATATGAACTATCAGATGCAAACTGGAAATGTTTCTTTGAAAGACTGTCGTCCAGCCTAGACATTGAGGATTCAGAGGACGAGGAAGATGGAAGCAATAGCCAAGCGTTTAGATGCGTGCCAGGATCAGTTGTTAGAACTTTATGAAGAAAACAGTATTGATATACACAAACACATTATGCATTGGAAATGCATACGATTGGAAAGTGTATTACTACACAAAGCAAAACAAATGGGCCTGAGCCACATTGGGCTACAAGTAGTACCACCATTAACTGTGTCAGAGACTAAAGGACATAATGCTATTGAAATGCAAATGCATTTAGAATCCTTAGCAAAAACTCAGTATGGTGTGGAACCTTGGACATTACAGGACACCAGTTATGAAATGTGGCTAACACCACCCAAACGGTGCTTTAAAAAACAGGGAAATACTGTGGAGGTAAAATTTGATGGCTGTGAAGACAATGTAATGGAGTATGTGGTATGGACACATATATACCTGCAGGACAACGACTCATGGGTAAAAGTAACTAGTTCCGTAGATGCCAAGGGCATATATTATACATGTGGACAATTTAAAACATATTATGTAAATTTTAATAAAGAGGCACAAAAGTATGGTAGTACCAATCATTGGGAAGTATGTTATGGCAGCACAGTTATATGTTCTCCTGCATCTGTATCTAGCACTGTACGAGAAGTATCCATTGCTGAACCTACTACATACACCCCCGCACAGACCACCGCCCCTACAGTGTCCGCCTGCACCACGGAAGACGGCGTGTCGGCGCCGCCTAGAAAGCGAGCACGTGGACCGTCCACTAACAACACCCTGTGTGTGGCCAACATTAGATCCGTGGACAGTACAATCAACAACATCGTCACTGACAATTACAACAAGCACCAAAGAAGGAACAACTGTCACAGTGCAGCTACGCCTATAGTGCAACTGCAAGGTGATTCCAATTGTTTAAAATGTTTTAGATATCGACTGAATGACAAATATAAACATTTGTTTGAATTAGCATCTTCAACGTGGCATTGGGCCTCACCTGAGGCACCACATAAAAATGCAATTGTAACATTAACCTATAGCAGTGAGGAACAACGTCAGCAATTTTTAAACAGTGTAAAAATACCACCCACCATTAGGCATAAGGTGGGGTTTATGTCATTACATTTATTGTAACCATTGCACCTGTATATATGTATATGTGTACATAACATACGTGTATGGAGGTAGTGCCTGTACAAATTGCTGCAGCAACAACTACAACATTGATATTGCCTGTTGTTATTGCATTTGCAGTATGTTTTCTTAGTATTGTACTTATAATATTAATATCTGATTTTCTAGTATATACATCTGTGCTGGTACTAACACTTCTTTTATATTTGCTTTTGTGGCTTTTATTAACAACCCCTTTGCAATTCTTTTTACTAACACTGTGTGTGTGCTATTTTCCTGCCTTTTATATACACATATACATTGTGCAAACGCAACAATAATGGTGATGTTAACCTGTCACTTAAATGATGGTGATACATGGTTGTTTCTGTGGTTGTTTACTGCATTTGTTGTAGCTGTACTTGGATTGTTGTTACTACATTACAGGGCTGTACATGGTACTGAAAAAACTAAATGTGCTAAGTGTAAATCAAACCGCAATACTACTGTGGATTATGTGTATATGTCACATGGTGATAATGGAGATTATGTGTACATGAACTAGAGTAAACCTTTTTTATACAGTGTGTGGTGTACGTTAGTTATATATAATGAAACCTAGGGCACGCAGACGTAAACGTGCGTCAGCCACACAACTATATCAAACATGCAAGGCCACTGGTACATGTCCCCCAGATGTAATTCCTAAAGTTGAACATACTACTATTGCAGATCAAATATTAAAATGGGGAAGCTTAGGGGTTTTTTTTGGTGGGTTAGGTATTGGTACAGGGGCTGGTAGTGGCGGTCGTGCAGGGTATATACCCTTGGGAAGCTCTCCTAAGCCTGCTATTACTGGGGGGCCAGCAGCACGTCCGCCAGTGCTTGTGGAGCCTGTTGCCCCTTCCGATCCCTCCATTGTGTCCTTAATTGAGGAGTCTGCTATTATTAATGCTGGTGCACCTGAGGTGGTACCCCCTACACAGGGTGGCTTTACTATAACATCATCTGAATCGACTACACCTGCTATTTTAGATGTGTCTGTTACCAATCACACTACCACTAGTGTGTTTCAAAATCCACTGTTTACAGAACCGTCTGTAATACAGCCCCAACCACCTGTGGAGGCCAGTGGTCACATACTTATATCTGCCCCAACAATAACATCCCAACATGTAGAAGACATTCCACTAGACACTTTTGTTGTATCCTCTAGTGATAGTGGACCTACATCCAGTACTCCTCTTCCTCGTGCTTTTCCTCGGCCTCGGGTGGGTTTGTATAGTCGTGCCTTACAGCAGGTACAGGTTACGGACCCCGCGTTTTTGTCCACGCCACAGCGATTGGTAACTTATGACAACCCTGTCTATGAAGGAGAAGATGTAAGTTTACAATTTACCCATGAGTCTATCCACAATGCACCTGATGAAGCATTTATGGATATTATTAGACTACATAGACCAGCTATAACGTCCAGACGGGGTCTTGTGCGTTTTAGTCGCATTGGGCAACGGGGGTCCATGTACACACGCAGTGGACAACATATAGGTGCCCGCATACATTATTTTCAGGACATTTCACCAGTTACACAAGCTGCAGAGGAAATAGAACTGCACCCTCTAGTGGCTGCAGAAAATGACACGTTTGATATTTATGCTGAACCATTTGACCCTATCCCTGACCCTGTCCAACATTCTGTTACACAGTCTTATCTTACCTCCACACCTAATACCCTTTCACAATCGTGGGGTAATACCACAGTCCCATTGTCAATCCCTAGTGACTGGTTTGTGCAGTCTGGGCCTGACATAACTTTTCCTACTGCATCTATGGGAACACCCTTTAGTCCTGTAACTCCTGCTTTACCTACAGGCCCTGTTTTTATTACAGGTTCTGACTTCTATTTGCATCCTACATGGTACTTTGCACGCAGACGCCGTAAACGTATTTCCTTATTTTTTACAGATGTGGCGGCCTAGCGACAGCACAGTATATGTGCCTCCTCCCAACCCTGTATCCAAGGTTGTTGCCACGGATGCGTATGTTAAACGCACCAACATATTTTATCATGCCAGCAGTTCTAGACTCCTTGCTGTGGGACATCCATATTACTCTATCAAAAAAGTTAACAAAACAGTTGTACCAAAGGTGTCTGGATATCAATATAGAGTGTTTAAGGTAGTGTTGCCAGATCCTAACAAGTTTGCATTACCTGATTCATCTCTGTTTGACCCCACTACACAGCGTTTAGTATGGGCGTGCACAGGGTTGGAGGTAGGCAGGGGTCAACCTTTAGGCGTTGGTGTTAGTGGGCATCCATTGCTAAACAAATATGATGATGTAGAAAATAGTGGTGGGTATGGTGGTAATCCTGGTCAGGATAATAGGGTTAATGTAGGTATGGATTATAAACAAACCCAGCTATGTATGGTGGGCTGTGCTCCACCGTTAGGTGAACATTGGGGTAAGGGTACACAATGTTCAAATACCTCTGTACAAAATGGTGACTGCCCCCCGTTGGAACTTATTACCAGTGTTATACAGGATGGGGACATGGTTGATACAGGCTTTGGTGCTATGAATTTTGCAGACTTACAAACCAATAAATCGGATGTTCCCCTTGATATTTGTGGAACTGTCTGCAAATATCCTGATTATTTGCAAATGGCTGCAGACCCTTATGGTGATAGGTTGTTTTTTTATTTGCGAAAGGAACAAATGTTTGCTAGACACTTTTTTAATAGGGCCGGTACTGTGGGGGAACCTGTGCCTGATGACCTGTTGGTAAAAGGGGGTAATAATAGATCATCTGTAGCTAGTAGTATTTATGTACATACACCTAGTGGCTCATTGGTGTCTTCAGAGGCTCAATTATTTAATAAACCATATTGGCTTCAAAAGGCTCAGGGACATAACAATGGTATTTGCTGGGGAAACCACTTGTTTGTTACTGTGGTAGATACCACACGCAGTACAAATATGACACTATGTGCATCTGTGTCTAAATCTGCTACATACACTAATTCAGATTATAAGGAATACATGCGCCATGTGGAGGAGTTTGATTTACAGTTTATTTTTCAATTGTGTAGCATTACATTATCTGCAGAAGTCATGGCCTATATACACACAATGAATCCTTCTGTTTTGGAGGACTGGAACTTTGGTTTATCGCCTCCACCAAATGGTACACTGGAGGATACTTATAGATATGTACAGTCACAGGCCATTACCTGTCAGAAACCCACACCTGAAAAAGAAAAACAGGATCCCTATAAGGATATGAGTTTTTGGGAGGTTAACTTAAAAGAAAAGTTTTCAAGTGAATTAGATCAGTTTCCCCTTGGACGTAAGTTTTTATTGCAAAGTGGATATCGAGGACGGACGTCTGCTCGTACAGGTATAAAGCGCCCAGCTGTGTCTAAGCCCTCTACAGCCCCCAAACGAAAACGTACCAAAACCAAAAAGTAATATATGTGTGTCAGTGTGTTGTGTTATTTATATGTTGTTGTAGTGTGTATATGTTTCTTGTATTGTGTATATGTGTATATGTTTGTGTATATGTGTATGTTATGTATGTTATGTTGTTATGTATGTTTGTGTGTTTAGTGTGTGTATATATTTGTGGAATGTGTATGTATGTTTTTGTGCAATAAACAATTATTATGTGTGTTCTGTTACACCCAGTGACTAAGTTGTGTTTGCACGCGCCGTTTGTGTTGCCTTCATATTATATTATACATATTTGTAATATACCTATACTATGTTACCCCCCCCCCACTTGCAACCGTTTTCGGTTGCCCTTACATACACTTACCTCAAATTTGTTATAACGTGTTTTGTACTAATCCCATA